ACTTCATTATGTATATTCACATTTTAGAAAAACTTCTGATTTTAGATCAAAAATAAGTGCGCCTTTAGCAGGCGGTGGTGGACAACATGCAGCATCAGTATATGTTGCAACAGGTTCACTTAACTTTACAAGTGGTTCAACTTCTTTTTCAAATACAGGACAAGCAAGTGCTTGGACGGGTAATAAAGAAGCTTCTACTGCAAGAACACCATATATACAATCACAATTGGCTGGTTCAACAAGATATGATTTATTTAGATGCTATACAAGAAGTGCAGGAACTAGAGCTAATAAAATATGTTATATTGTAATAAATAACATTGTTCCCCCAGCAGATGTTGCAGGATCTGATTATGGTACATTTACTATAGTGGTTAAAAGATATAATCCAGGTAAAACTAATCATAATGATTCATTAGAAAGTCATACTGATCTTAGTATGGATCCAAGTGCTACTAACTTTTTTGCAAGAAAAATTGGAGATAAGTTTATTACAGCGGATTCAAATGGAGATATAACAGAATATGGTGATTATCCTAATCAATCTGATTGGATACGAGTTGGTGATTATGATGATATTAAAGATGGTATAGTACCTGATACACAAGTTCCAATGGGACATGGTGCAGTAAATTTACCAGTACAACCCCCAGGAGACACAGAAAGTGGAACTGCAGTAGATGATACATCTATTACTAATATATATGCAGGTTTAGGTGCAGTAGTAACTGCAAGTATGACAGTAACTCAAATTGATCCGTTCACAACTCAATTAAAGGCAGTTCCAGAAGCATATGGATTTGATTTTGATGATTTAGATAATAGAAACTTCTTGGCTCCGATACCTGCAAATGCTACAGGTGCTACATTGTTGGTGGGCGCTCAATTATCAATGAGTCTTGAAGATATGAATGGTCATGCAGATGTTGGTACAGTATTTAGTACAAGCACATATGCAAATGGTAGTACTAAAATAAGCATTACTAATTCACATAAGAGTCAAAGGAAATTTAAAGTTCCTTTCCAATGGGGATTTGATGGTAACAATCCACATACAGCAATCAATACTGGGTTAAATATAAGCGGTACTAATACTCAAGGATTTGCTATTAATAGTACTTCAGCAGCTGGATATACTTCGTATAAAAGAGCGATTGATACTATTAAAGAAGCAGAGAGAGTAGATTTTAATTTACTGTTGATGCCTGGCGTAAATCATAATCAGCACTCATCTATTACCAATTATGCAATAGCAGCAATTGAAGATAGGGCTGATGCATTTTACATACTCGATCCAAGTGCATATGGAGATTCAATTGATACTACAAAGACAACTGTTAAACCATTAGATACAAATTATGCAGGTGTCTACTTTCCTTGGGTTAAGGTAGTAGGTAATCTTGGTAGACAAACTTGGGTGCCGCCTTCAGTAGTAATTGCGCATGCAATTGCTAATAATGATGCAGTAGCAAGTGAATGGTTCGCTCCAGCTGGATTGAATCGTGGTGGATTATCTATGGTTTCAGGGGCAGAGAAAAAGTTAAGAGGACCTGAAAGAGATGATTTGTATGATGCTAGAATTAATCCAATAGCTCACTTTACAGGACAAGGATTTTCTGTATTTGGGCAGAAAACACTACAAGGATTACCTTCAGCATTAGATAGAATCAATGTTCGTAGATTGTTGATTACAGTTAAGAAGTTTATTGCTTCTGCTTCAAGATTCTTAGTGTTTGAACAAAATGATACTCAGACAAGAAATAGATTCATGAATATTGTTAATCCATATCTTGAATCAATTCAACAGGCTCGTGGGCTAACATCTTTTCGTGTTGTTATGGATGATTCCAATAACACACCTGATGTGATTGATAGAAATCGTCTTGTTGGACAAATTCTATTACAACCTACAAGAACTGCAGAGTTCATAGTGTTGGATTTCGTAGTATTACCAACTGGGGCAGCGTTTCCAGAATAGTAATTAGTTCGAATAAAAATAATGAAAAACCCCTCTTATATTTGAGGGGTTTTTTGTTTTATTGATATTTATTTTATAGAGAAGTAAATATTTATAAAACTATGAAAAAACTATGAAAATATACGATTATCGTTTTTATAGTTAGTTGATATTTATAATTGAAGTGAAAATATTGTATTAATTTGGAGATAATGATGCCAGATGTTTTATCAGCACAAGAGATTTTTTTTACAACCTTTGAACCAAAGGTTAAAAATAGGTATATATGGTATATTGATGGAATACCTTCTTTTTTAGTAAAGGCTGCAAATAGACCAAGCGTACAGTTTGAAACTATTACATTAGATCATATTAATGTAAAAAGGTTTCTTAAAGGTAAGGCAACGTGGCAGCCTGTAGAATTAACTTTGTATGATCCAATTGTACCATCAGGTGCACAATCAGTTATTGAATGGATTAGACTTTCACATGAATCTGTAACAGGACGTGATGGTTATGCAGATTTTTATAAAAAAGACGTAACTTTTAATATGTTAGGTCCGACTGGAGATATTGTTGAAGAATGGAATTTAAAGGGAGCATTCATATCACAAGCTAATTGGAATAGTTTGGAATATACTTCAAATGAAGTAGCAGATATTACAGTTCAGTTAACATATGATTACGCTATATTAAACTTTTAATTAAATAGGAGAAGAAAAATGACTGAATGGATAGCAGCAAATTGGGAATATGTTTTAGTTGGTATTTACGCGATTGAAAAAATTGTGAAACTTACCCCGACAAAATATGACGATATTCTTTTCGATATGATTCTTAAACCAATCAAAGAGAAATTTGCACCAAAAAAATAATTTGTTATTTAGAACTAAAAGGTTATAATTATAATTGGTTATTGATGTAATTCAAATAGGAGTCAAACATGGCTAATGAACACAAATTCCCTACTGAAATAGTGGAATTACCGTCTAAGGGATATTTTTATTCTGAAGAAAACCCCCTTTCTACAGGTAAAGTAGAAATTAAATATATGACAGCAAAAGAAGAAGATATTTTAACTTCTGTAAACTTGATAGAACAGGGTATAGTATTAGATATACTTTTAAGAGAGTTGATTGTAGATAAAGATATTGATTTAGATACTATATTGCTTGGAGATAAAAATGCATTATTTATAAGTGCTCGTGTACTTGCATATGGTAATGATTATGAATTTATTTTAGGTGAAGAAACAGGTATTGCGGATTTAAGTAAACTAAAATCTAGAGATATAGATTTTTCAAAACTTGAACGTGGAATAAATAGTTTTGATTATACAATACCATTTGCTAAAAGAAAATTGACATTTAAAATATTAACACAAAAAGATGATTCTAATATACGTGAAGAAGTGCAAGCATTGAAAAAAGCTGGAGTAAATATTGATAAAGAAGTTAGTACACGTCTTAAACAGCTAATAACTGCAGTAGATGGTAAAGCAGATAGAGCATATATTAATAACTTTGTTGATAATGAATTTTTATCACGAGATACGCTGGCATTTAGGAAGCATGTTGTTACTGTAACGCCAGATTTAGATATGGAAACGGAAGTTACATTATCTAATGGTGAAAGGAGAAAAGTAGCGGTCCCAATGACCGTTACGTTTTTTTGGCCTTCAGTCAGGTGATTCGGTAAATATACACGAAGAAATCTTTCAATTAATTTTTAATACAAATGGTGGGTTCTCTTTTACAGAGAGCTACAACTTACCTATATACCTCAGAAAGTTCTATCTAAGAAGAACTATAAAAGAATATAAAGACAGAAACGTAGAGATAGATAAAATGCGTCAACAATCTAATATTCCATTTAAAAAGTAACACTTTTTATATTTATATTAAATAAACCGAAAGATTATTTTATGTCCAAAAAGCAAATTTCAGAAGGTATAGTATCTAAAGCGATAGAGAAAATTTTTGGTGCAATTATCAAAGGTTCTCGATCTAAAGCAATTAAACAACTAAAACAACGTGATCCAGAGTTAGCTAAATCTATAGACTTTATAGATAAAGAAAAGAAAAAAATGGAAGTTCATATGATAAAGAAATATGGTTCTTATGATGCATATGAAAAAGCTATTTTGAGTAAATACGGTATAACATA